ATTGGGTAATGTTAAGCAATTTACCCGAAGAGTGGAAAAACATTGTAGTAGAAGTTCGCGGGGAAGATGTTCACATGATGAATAAGAAAAGTATTCTTCGCAACTACGAAAAGATCATGGAAGAACTAGCATGACCCTACACATTATTACGCCACCAGATTACGATGACCATGCTAAAATTACATCAATGGATGCAAAGTTTGTTAATGCCTCCATTGAAATTAACATTGTCAACGTAGAAAAGGATCCATACAGTCAGATTAAGCAACTTGCTACTCTTGACTTAAAAGCCGGTGACATTATTTGTTTAGCTGGTACATGTACACGTCAATCAACTGTAGCTATTGCCGAACTTGCTGCCGCAAAGAAAATAAATCTCATGCCCGGAACAGGCACAGATCATCGCGGCGTCCCAATTCTGCCACATAAAATAAATGCTCGTGCCGCAATTGAAAAAAATGATATTACAGCTTGGCCCTATCTAATGGTCATTGGTGATCCTGAATTAGCTAAAAAGAGTTTTGAAATATTACCTGACCTGGACAGCACATTATACTGGCCCAACTACGTGCCAGAACCTGATCAGGTACGCATTGAGCATTTGCTGGCCGTAGTAGCCGCAACAGGATTATGGGAAACTCCCGAATGGTTTAAAATTGTTGACCTAAGTGTTAGAGACTTAGAGCTTGCCCCGGTTATGTACGCAAGTCACATGTGGCATGATTGGATTGCCTTCTATCCTGCTAACGGAAACTTCAAACTCGAAAATCACTCACAGCTACATCCTGTCTGGTTAGCTGGTAGTACTAAGCCGTTGGAATATTGGTAATCATGGCAGAGTTAAAGTTTGAAGTTCGCCGAAGAGAAAAGAAACGAGCAGAGTTTTGGTGCGTTAATTACGATGAGCACACAGGCAAGATAAAATCAATCGAGCCTGGCGATCGTCAAGTAGCCGGTGTGCTTATAGTTAACTATGCTCGTGTTAAGAAAATTCTTGCAGGCGAAAGCAATCAAAACGATTACAGAGTATCTCTCAATGAGAATCTTGGCGTACTTGACTTAGTAGATATAAGACGTCCGCTTGAGTATAAAAAGAAACAAGTGTATCGTGGATGGCTATCTGCGGCTGAATCTGAAAGCTACGCACCAGCTTCTTTACGTGCAACACTTTTTGCAGATACTGGACACATTCGATTTGAAGCAAGTCGAGCTTGGACTACAAGAGTAAAAGATGGTTTAGATAGAAACACAATGTCCGATAGTATTCCGTTTTTTATTAGCGATGCACAAGACCCGCACAACCTATTTGGTTATGATTCAATTAACTTAGCTGAAGTCATCGAACGTGGCTTTTGGGAAAAGCGCCTATGGGCATTTATGGATCACGATATCATTCAAAAAATATTGTATCATGGACAAGAAGTTCGCATCAATATGCAACCAGTTGCAGACAGTTTTAACTTTGTGCGAGCCCAACAGCACTCTGAGTTTTCTGAAATCATTGACGAACGCACAATCCTTAGCAGGACAGGTCCCGGAAAGCATCTTAGCGTATATTCTAAGAATGGTTCACTGTGGGTACAAAGCCATTACACAAGGGGCTGTGCAATTGATCAGATAACTGGTAATTTGTCAGTGGCAGTATTATCCCAACCTGATCCCGATTTCTTCGTAGCATGGGCCGAAATGCCAGCATTGATGCTAAGGCAAGAACATCCATTTGAATTGATTCCAAATTGGCCAGACCATGTGATCCCAAGTTTGTTATATAAAGCAAACAACTTAGATATAGGAGTGCTCCAGTGAAAACCCCAATTACAGAATTTGATGTAGTGTTTATCAGCTACGACGAACCAAACGCAGATGAGAATTATGCAGACTTGCTTGAAAAATGTCCATGGGCCAAACGCAGTCATGGCGTGTATGGTAGCGATGCTTGCCATAAAGCCGCGGCAAAGTTAGCCGAAACAGAACGCTTTATTACAATCGACGCTGACAACAAAGTTCGTCCAGACTTCTTTGAGATGGAGCTAGACTTAACTAAGTTTGATCGCAGTGACGTACTAAGCTGGAGCGGTAAAAACGTTATCAATGGACTTGTGTACGGCAATGGTGGTGTTAAACTTTGGCCCAAAAAAGTTGTGGAACAAATGCGAACACACGAAGCAGTTGATGGTGGCGCTGGCGCAGTAGACTTCTGTTGGGACATTCATTATCATCAGTTAAACAACATCTATTCTGATGTGTATAACAATTCTACTCCTTACCAAGCATACCGTGCCGGGTTCCGCGAAGGTGTTAAGTTAGCACTACACGATGGCAAGCCAATGGATTGGAGACAAATTGCCGCCCGCAATAACTTTAAGAATCATCGCAGATTGTTAGTTTGGATGAGTGCTGGCCAAGACGTTCAAAATGGATTGTGGGCCATGTATGGTGCTCGACTAGGTTGCTATCTAACTAACTTACGTAAAGACTGGGACTACAAATTGGTAGCAGATTTTGAATGGCACAATCAATATTGGAGCGAAACAGTAATGCCAATGTTTGCTGGTAACGAAGAAACATGTCCAGTGTCAAAGTATAACTGGAGTAAAACAGCACTTATGGCCGAAACTGTAAAGCTAGGTAAACTGCTACGCCAAGAATTAAAATTGGATATTGCTGAACTTGATGAGGCTGGCAGCAGATTCTTTAAGGCAAGTTTCTTTAATCCACATCGTTTAGCACCACACATTAAAGAAAGCGATGTTGAACAGTTTATCGCCGAGTAATGTTAGATATCTTTTTCATCTCAATGGGCGAAGAAGGAAGCGAAGCTAATTGGCAACGCTTACTTCAACTTGCGCCAACTGCAAAGCGTGTTGATAACGTAAAGGGCATCTACGAAGTACATCGGGCATGCGCTCAGTTAAGCACCACAAAAAACTTTTATGTAGTTGATGCAGACGCATGGGTACTTGACGGGTTTAAATTTCATTGGGAACCTGATGCTAAAACATTACACTGGGGAGTCCCTGAAACAGAATGTGTTATAGTATGGCCTAGTCGTAATCCTGTTAATGGATTAGAGTACGGATACGGCGGTATTAAAATGTTCCCGCGTGAACCATTCTTAGAAGATAAACAATGGCGCATCGACTTGTCTACCACTGTTGGTCGCGCAACAGTTAGCAAAGAACAAGTCAGTTGCGAAACACGATTCAATGCTACGCCCGAATCAGCATGGATTGGTGCGTTCCGTGAATGTGCTAAACTTGCATCATTGAGTATGATTAAAAGTCGTGTACGCAAAGCAGTTGCAACTAAAAATGAAGAATTAAACAAGCTAGCAGAATATGTTGCAGAGCAAATAGACTGGACCCCAGAGAAACGTGCAACATATCGTCGAGTGCAAAGTGTACTGATCGCTGATCGTTATAGTCACGAATCAAACATTTACTCTTACTGGGCAGAAATTGAAGAATGTAGTCGTCGTAGACTACATTGGGCCACAGTAGGGTGGGAAGCACACAACGGAAAATACTGTGTGCTAGGCGCACAGGCTGGATCTCGTTTTGGACTACAGTACAGCGATGATTTAACAATGCTTGATAAAATTAACAACTGGGACTGGTTGCGAGGAGAATTCAAAAATGTCAATGTTTAATGTTAAACCAAAGAAACAAAATACAAGAACAACCTTTGCAGATATTCCTGTTGTATTTTTAAGTTTTGACGAACCAAATGCAGATGCACATTGGGACCTATTACAACAAGTAGTTCCGCATAAACGAATTGCTCGTGTGCATGGTGTAAAAGGATTTGACGCTTGCCACAAAGCCGCAGCCGATGCGTTTCCAATGAGCGATTATGTTATTACAGTTGATGCTGACAATCAAGTTGATCCAAAATTCTTTACTAAGTCTTTGCCCCAAAACATGAACGGGCAAGTTAGTTACACCTGGGGCGGTCGTCAAGTCACAAACGGTCTTATGTATGGCAACGGCGGCCTAAAGATGTGGAGTACTGAACACTTGTCTAATATGAAGAGTCACGAGCTGGCTGATGAAGAACGTGATGCAGTAGACTTTTGCT